TGAGAGCGCGGAACGTGAGACGGGGCAACGGATGCGAGACGGGGCAAGGGATGTAGGGCGATGTAGGTGGTAGTGGTAGTGGTGGTGGTAGGGCTATAGGCAAACGCCAAAAAATCGGGAGTGCATCGACCAAAAGTAGACCCCCCCTATCGAAAACAAAACACTTTCCGAGAGCGGGTTGGGCGCGTGAGATGTAGTATAACCCAAACAGTCTATACACCTGATATGATTTTGTACCTTTGTCACATGGGTGGATATACCATTACAGTACAGAACAGGGTCAGATACGGCCCCATCTTTGGGTTGTCTCGTGTAGACACTGGGGAGTATGTTGAGTGGGCTATTTACTTAGGACTATTAAGTATTCACATTAGATATTTTTAACATGGACGGATTACGAATTAAGGATGGTAGATTGATTAATGATAGACCATCATCAGAGTCAGGATTGGCTAAATTATGCCGATTGAAAAGCGACATTAAGAAGGCTGAGAAGGTCTCAATGATTGCTCAGGGTGTCGAGTTAGCTGAGATGAAAAAGAATTTTTTCTCAGGAAAGTGATTTTTTTGCAGGGTGGGTAACTGTGTTTTTTTAGCTCACCCTATGATAAATGTCGGAAATCGACATTACGATGTCGTTTTAATGTCAACTTGGTTTCTCGTAACTTATTGATTATCAATCTCTTATTCTTTTAATGTCGAAAATGTCGAAAAAAAAGTAATAATAGAATAATTAAAAAGAATAAAAGAGAAGAGTAATAGAGAGAGAAGTAGGGAAATGAGATTGACATACCGTCATTGGTCGGAGTTGAGGGAGTTGGTTGAGCCGTGCAAAAAGATAGCTCATCCACTTCGGTTAAGTTCGTGTGAGGTAATTCAGGATGTGGCTAAGATGGTTGAGGTTCATTCATCTGTCATAGACTCGCGTAGTGGGAACAAATTATATTTGCCATATTACGAGAGGTTGTTAAAGGTTTACTATATTTGCCTCGAACAGAATTTAATCTAATGACATCATTCACACCAAAAGACCTCGTATGGGATGACGAGGGTAGGCGCAAGCTTACGGAGGGCATCACCAAATTATCAAAGGCAGTTAAGAGTACACTGGGGCCGAGCGGCAACACTGTGCTAATTGAGAGCGAGCAGCACACGCATGGTATCACAGTTACCAAGGACGGTGTGACTGTGGCTAAGTCGATTGACCTGTTAGACCCAGTTGAGAACCTTGCGGTTCGTATGATGAAGGAGGCGGCTGAGAAGACGGCTAACCTTGCGGGTGATGGGACGACTACAGCGATTGTGTTGACGGAGGCTATAGTTAAGAATGTAATGTCCATGATGGACAAGAGTGATGAGCCTATTAGTGCTGTGTCTATTACTCGTGAGCTTGAGTACTTGTGTGAGAAGGTTTTAGAGAAAGTTGACAGCAGGGCTGTACCAGTTACTGATGAAATGTTGGTGAGTGTAGCAACTATATCAGCGAACAATGACGCTGAGTTGGGTAAGGTTATATCTGATGCTTACATTGAAGTTGGGCGAAATGGTGTGGTGACTGTTGAGAAGTCAGACACGCCTGAGACGACAACTGAGGTGATAAAGGGAATACGAGTAGACAGGGGGTATGCCTCACCGTTGTTTGTGAATGACCAACGGAGAGACCAGTGCATCATGGATGATGTGAGGGTATTAATATCTGACGCTGAGATATCGAACGTGCTATCCATAGAAAAAATTCTTAAGCCGATAATTCAGCAGCAGCAGAAGCTTCTCATCATCGCCCCTTGTTCTGCTAACGTAATAAACACGCTTGCCGCTAATGTGATGAAGAACGGTTTGAAGCTGTGTACGATTGAGCCGCCATCGTTCGGTTACCGTAGCCATGAGCTGATGAGTGACATTGCCATGACGGTAGGGGGTACATTCTTCTCACAGAAGACGGGTGATGACCTGAGTATCATTGAGGAGAGTGACCTTGGTATAGCCAAGCGTATTGTGGTGAGTAAAGACAACACGATAATCATGCGACCTGATGACGTTGATGTGTCAGCGATTGATGGGAGGATAGCTGAGCTATGGGCGCAGCGTGATACGTTGACCAACACGCATGAGCGTGACTTTGTGGTTGAGCGGATAGCATCGCTAAGCGGTGGCATTGGTGTGATATCAGTGGGTGGTCACACTGACCTTGAGCAGAAAGAGAAGTTTGACCGTGTTGATGACGCTGTGTGTGCAGTACGAGCGGCATTATCTGAGGGTATTGTTGCTGGTGGTGGGTCTACGCTTGTTAATATAGCTGATGAGCTTGTTCAAGAGGAGAGTGATGTGTTAACATCAAACCAAGACATAGCACTTGAGGCGATGCGGTCTGCTCTTATAAGTCCAATGGAACAGATATCTTTAAATGCAGGTCAAGACGCTGGTCTTAAGATGCAGCTTAAGCTATCTGAAATTCCATTTAACGAGCCTATATTTGGAAAGAATGAGGGTGTTGATGTAAAGACAGGTGAGTATGGTGACATGATAAAGATGGGTATTGTTGACCCAGCGAAGGTGACTAAGACAGCAGTTCGTAGTGCGGTGTCGGTAGCGAATACTATCCTGAGTACAAACGCAATTGTAACAATGGCAAGGAGCTATGACGCTAAGTAAGAGAGACGCTGTGATTGAGCTGGTAGACTTGAGTGGTCAAACCGCTTTGTTTGCTGACGGGTATGACGATGCGATAATAGGCGTTGAGCTTGACTATGAGCCGAGGGTTGTGTATGACCAAAATAAAATCATTGACATACTGATGGCTGAGCATAAGATGACTGACGAGGAGGCGCAAGAGTTCTTTGACTTTAACATTGCGGGGTCTTATGTAGGTATGCAAACACCGATATACGTTCAGAAGGTATGAAACCAATAAATAAATACATTGTTATAAACCCTATCAAGGAAGAGATGAAGACAGACTCAGGTCTACTGTTATCTCGTGAGGACGCTGATGGTTTTAGGTATCAGAAGGCCACTGTGGTCAAGGAGGGTACTGAGGTGAAGTGTGTCAGTGAGGGTGACGAGATATACTACGACAAGAGCGCAGGCTACTCTATGTTCATTGAGGACACGCCTTATACTATTATTCTTGAGAGGGACGTTGTTGTTGTCGTTTAGACATCCTGTCCTTACGCAACTCCTCGTTCATCTTAACGATTGCCTGACGGTACATATTGTCGGTGAACTTGGTGTTGACGTTAAACATCTTGCTGTTGTGCATTGAGATATCATCCCCATGTAGTTTCTTGTAGACTGTGTTGACAACGTGCTTACCCTTGTGTGAGATGTTGTACAGGGTTTTTTTCTGCCCTGTCCTCTTCCTCCACACGACAATCCACCCATCTCGGAGCATACGGTTAAACCTGTTCTTATCCCACGACAGGACTTTATCAAACTCTTTGAACTTATCTTTGTTGAAGTAGGGTTCGGTCTTAAGGAAGAACAGTACGTCAAGCTCTGTTTCAGTCAGGCCGTATGTAGCCTTGACCCAGTAGCGGATAACCCGCCAGTATTTCATGTAGTCAGGAGAGGACATTTTATTTGATTATCTTTGTACAAAGATAAAATTCATACCCATGAAAAAGCAAGGATACAACGCACGACTCGATGAGTCATTAGGAGCGCGAAACGGAAAGAAGAAGCAGTCTCTTAAAGACAGACGAGACGAGAGTAAGGCAATGTCAAAGAAGATGTATGGTCACGCCTACGGTGCTGACAAGAGCATGAGCTACCGACACTCAATGCCATTAGGTGATTCACCTAAGCCGCGCAAAATAAAGTAATGGCTGCTAAGAAAGGCTGGATACAGAAAGCTACTGCCTCAATGAAGAAAAGAGGTACGTTAGGAAAGTGTACTGGTAAGAAGTATGGAAGTTCATCATGCCCTAAAGGGTCAAAGGCTTATAGCTTTGCTAAGACCATGAGGGCTATGTCTAAAAAGAAGAAGTAATGAAGACAGACCCGAAGAAAAAAAAGAAAGCGACCCGCATAGCGGGTGAGAACACGACCAAGGCTCGGAAGGTAAAGGGTCGTATGTATGTCTCTCCTCGTGAGGACACTGGCGAGATGTATACCACTGATGACATCCGTGTACCTAAGCGCAAGCTTACTAAGGGCGGGTTCTTAAAGGGTGGCGACTACAAGGCTAAGCGAACAAAAGAAGGAACGTACAAACTCAAGTGATATGCCAACAGTAAAAGCAAACGGTAAGAAGAAAGTATTCCCATACAACGCAGTAGGTAAGGCACAAGCCGACTCATATGCGAAGATGCAAAAGGGCAAGATAAGCTACAACCCCAGCTACGGGGTGGAGACGAAAAGTTACTGAAACAGTAACATGGCCGAGAAGAGCAAAATGAAATGCAACAAGGTTGTTTCTTCAGACCGAGCAGGAAAGAAGAAGATGGTCAAGGCTTGCTCAGGGGGCAAGGAGAAGCTACTTCATTTTGGCGCTAAGGGTTATGGACACAACTACTCTCCCGCTGCAAGGCGTTCGTTTAAGGCGCGGCATAAATGTGACACGGCAAATGATAAATTAACTCCCCGCTACTGGGCTTGCAAGAAGCTGTGGGCAGGCAAGGGCGGATCAACTAAAAGACCACCGAAATGAACAAGAATCCAAAAGGACTCGGAGATGTTGTCGAGAACATCGCAGAAGCAACAGGCATTAAGAAGGTTGTGGACAAGGTATCAGAGGTTACAGGGACAGACTGTGGCTGCGGAAAACGAAAAGACGCTCTCAATCGCACATTCCCATTTGATAAAAAGTAAAAGCCTTATCTTTGCGTAAAGCAAAAGATAATGGCATATCAAAAATTACAAGTAAGTCGGGGTTTAGGTGTTGTTACATCAGACACTGTTAACATCCCAAACCCTGCGGCTGTTGCAGCCGCAAGCACTACAGATGGAGCAGGTGCTGGTAAACTAATAGATAGCACTGTGGACTTTACCGCTCTTAATATAAGAGTTGGTGACATCGTATATGCTGCTGCAATAGCAGCAACGGTTACTGCTATTGACAGTGCCACACAACTTTCCGTTAGCACTGCCATCCCAACACTAACCATATATACCATCTACTCTCAATCAACTAATCCAAGTAACGGATGCGTCCTTTATGTTGGAGTCGCAGGTGATGTAAGAGTGTTGACTGCTGATGGTGATGACATTACGTTAAAAACTGTTGGAGCAGGAAGCTTTCTTCCAGTGCAGACCTTAAAAGTGTTTGCGTCAGCTACAACAGCAACTGACATTATAGCCCTTTGGTAGATGATAGCAATAGGAACAGTAAATAATGTCACAGGAGGCGGAGGTGGAGGTGGTACTACCGAAGGATATGTACGGCCCTCAGAGTGGCTTGCAATGCCAGCACTCTCAGACGGTGACGATAAGATTGTCTTACTTGTTGCTGTATGGGAGAACGCAAGCAATTTCATAGCATTAAAATGTACCACAAGTTCGGGGACTTACACTATTAATTGGGGTGATGGAAATACAAGTTCAGGAATCACAAGTGCGGTACAATCCGACCACGTATTTGATTTCTCAGGTTTATCAGCAGATACATTAGCTTACGGATATCGTCAAGCAATAGTAACCATTACCGCAGACTCAGGTAATTTAACGAAGTTTGAAAACTTCAATATTAATCACCCATCACTAAATACTAAGTATTCAGCAGGTGTTTTAGAGTGCAACATTGCAAGTCAAACTATTACGGGTTTGGACAGTATGTTTCGTTCTCAATACAACCAACAATTCCCATGGTTGGAAAGGTTTGAATATATTGGTACTTGTAATGTAACCGATTGGGATTATTCATTTTACGGAGCAGGCATTCTGTATTTCAAAGCAACCTCACCAAGCGCAACAACAGCGAATAGCACATTTTCCACAAGCGCAATAAAGTATTTGCATGGTAAAATAGGTTCGGGTTCTTGTAATGGTCAAAACATCTTTAGAACAGCAAGAGCGTTAACAGATATACCGTCAACATTTGATATGAGTGGCTTTAGCGGATTGAACTATGCTCTGTTTGATACTGAAGGTATGCAATCGTTTGGAACAGTTGATGCTCCTGTTGCTTTAAAAGATGGTCTTAGCTCATCGCAATTTGCAAGAGGTGCGGGATTAATTCGTGAAATGAACATCGGTTCGGGTTATTTCACGGGAAATGTTGGGTTGATGTTTTACCAGTCAAATATGCTTACTGCAATTCGTGGTTTGAATGGAACGGCAATTACTGTCCTTACAAACGCATTTTATCAAGCGTATGGATTGCAAACATTAGAATCGTCAAACATCACCGTATCATTTGACTTGTCCGATTGTAACTTTGCCACTCAAGGTTTGATTGATATTTTTAATGATTTACCTGATTTAGGTGCAGGTTCTGCTACTATTACAATCACAGGAAACCCAGGCACAGCGGGGCTTTCAGCAACAGATAGAGCAATTGCCGAAGATAAAGCTTGGACAGTAACGACATAAGATATGAGTTTAAGAATACCTGAACAACCCGCTTTTTATAAGCAAACAATGAAGCCTGAAGAGTATTGGGCAGTAGGTCTTCATGCAGTTTATAACAAAAATTATCAACTGTTCATTGAAGACCATGCAAGTTATACCTATCCCGTAGATGGATGGAACTATTATGCAACTCCTCCACAAGGATATCTTGATTGGGTGGAAAGAAACAAGCCTGTTGACCCTCCAATTTCTTAACTGATGAAAGCGTTTGAGATAAGTACATTAATAAAGTTGGGCATACCTTACATCGTGTTTTTCTTTGCACCTATAACTGCTGCAATCTTAGGATTAGGAGTTCTGATATTCGCAGATGTGATTACAGGATGCAAAGCGGCAAAGGTCAGAGGGGAAGAAATTCGTTCCAACAGGATGGCGAGAACGGTAAGCAAGATTATCTTTTACTCAATCGCTATCATCTTGAGTAGAGTAATGGAAGTGTCATTCATGGAATGGATTCCTGTTGCTAAACTGACTGCTGGATATATTGCGGTAGTAGAGTTCAAGAGTAATATGGAGAATATCGCGTCAATTACAGGCGTGGATATATGGAAACACCTAATGACCAAGATTGAAGGGTGGTCAAAACGTGCATAAAGAAATAAGACATGGCAACAATTAACGCAACCTTAAACATAACAAGCTCAGACGCAACGTCTGAAGCTTTAGCGATTTCGCAGACCGCTGCAATTACAGTAACCAATCCTGTTATAAATACAGGTAGAGAGTCTGTTGATACAGTGACACCGACAGTACTTGTGCCAGCGGCAAAGGCTGCAATAACTTATTTGTATCTGAAAAACACTGACGGTGCAAACGTATTGACTATAAGAACTGGAGGCTCTGTTGCTTACGCTGATTTAGGTGCAGGCGAGTGGGGGTTCTTCCCAGTTAAGGCCACCGTAGGCTGTGAGATAATAGCTTCGGGAGGAGTTGTTATAGCTGAGTACGGATACTGGTCTCAATGATAAGACCATATGCTAATACATCCATCGAAAATGTCCTGTATGTTATATTGGTGGGGTGTTTGGTTTTACTTTGTATTATGGGTATACGTATCTCCAGTGCAAAAGACATTGGGATTGCTCAGCAAGAACGCATTAAGGTTAGTTTGGAGAAGGTAAAAGTGTATGAGGCGAGGATAGATGACCTTGAGTGTAAGATATCTTCTATTGAATTACAACGAGACTCTATTCAAAAACTAAGAAATCAAATCTATGTTAAGACAATTCGTATTGTGGACAGCGTTTACGCTCTGCCTTTTGAAGGCAAGTCTGAGTTTTTCGCAGCAGAAATCTCCCATATTGATTCCATACGAGGGCGATACCTTAGTAGCAATAACTGAGCATCAGTTTGATGTAGTCCTTTTTTCCTTCTCTTATCTAAGAGAGTTGAAGGAAGACAAGGCTTTGGTTGACGCTCAGCTTGCTAAGACCGACAGTATTATTAAGTTCATGGATAGGCAGTTTGTGTTGCAGGCTAAGGCTGACAGGGAGAAGGATGAGGTGATAGGTAATCTTGAGATTATGATTAAGCACCATAAGAAAGAGTTGAGGAAGCAGAAGCTGAAGTCAACCCTGTTAAACGTGGGGTTGGCTGTGGGATTGGCTGTAGAGACTGCGATTATAGTGTCTGCTGCTATACGATAAGTTTTAATCTTTATCTTTGTACAAAATCTAATCAAATGAAAAAACTTACTGAAGAAGAGTTCAAGGAAATCAAGGAGATGCAAGAGAATTTCCAAAACGCTAAGTTAACCTTAGGTGATTTGGAGATTACCAAGAAGTCTGTCCTTGACCAAGTTGGAGACATGAAGGTTCAATTCGCACAGATTGAATCATCACTTATTGAGAAGTATGGTGCAGACTCAGTTATTGACATGAGTACTGGCGAAATAAAAGAGAAGGATGTGCAGACTGTATAACTGGATAAAACGATTCCTTATGAGCAAGATAAATAACACTACGGCTTACGTGCCAACCGCACCAACAGCAACCACTATTCTTATTGGTTCTGAGGATAGTGCTGGGGCCACAAGAAATTACTTGGTTAGCGATCTTGCTACATATATGTCAACCAACCTAACGAACCTAACCCTAACGGGTTTCTTAACTGTTGGGGGTGCTACTACACTTAGTAGTACACTTGATGTGACGAGTGCTACTCAGCTTAATAGTAGTTTGACGGTTGAAGGAATAACTACATTTAATGATGGAGTAACAGCAACAAGTTCGTTCGGTGTGCTTGGCACAGCCAGTTTAGCAAACACAACTGTATCAGGTTTACCAAAACTAACAGGGCTAAGTACATTCGCTGATAATGCGGCTGCTTTAGGTGGTGGGCTTGTTGCTGACGATGTGTACAAGACAGCTACTGGTGAGTTGCGTATAGTAGTATAATGAACGAAGACATCCGTAAGATATCAGTTGGTGCTGACTACAAGTCAGGTGCTATGCACTACATTGTAGGGCAGTCAGTGATTGGCGGTGATTATCTTATTCACCTTATCAAAAGAGATTCGGAGAGAGAGTCTATAAAGGTTTGGATTATTAAGAACAATGAGATTGTTCTGTGGAAAGAGTTCAATTCAATAATGCCTATTTCAATCGAGTACAACATAAACTTCTAAAATGAAATCCCCCTATATGTTTATCGTGAAGCCTGTAGATGGCAAGCGGTATGCAAACACCAAAGAGATTGGTGGCAAAGAAATCTTGGTCAGCACCTCACAAGAAGACCACGTACATTCAAACAGGTTCGCTGAGGTTATACAGACCCCAATCCATTACGATGGGCCGATACAGCAGGGTGATACCTTGCTTGTCCACCACAATGTCTTTAAGCTTTACTACGATATGTACGGTAAAGAGAAGAGTGGTAGGAGTTTCTTTAAAGAAGACCTATTCCTATTAGACACAGACCAGTTCTTTATGTATAATAAAGGCGAGGGTTGGATAGCTCACGACAAGTATTGCTTTGTAAAGCCGTCCGATAAAAAGGCATCCTTTATTGACAAGAGAGGTAATGAAGAACCGCTTGTCGGAACAATTCGCTATATCAACCCTCAGCTTGAGGAGTTAGGATTAGAGGAGGGTGACGAGATAGTGTACCAGCCTTATAGCGACTATGAGTTTACGGTAGATGGCGAGAAGCTGTACCGTATGTTTACGGATAACATTACAGTACGGTTGTGAAGAAGGTAAAGAAAGAAGGGCGTAGAGAGTTTTCTGATGTTCAGCGAAGAATGACAGAGAAGACACATGGCAGTAAAAAGTACAACCGAAACAAGGATGGATTCAAAAGAGATCAAGAAAGAGATTATCGAAGCTGGAAGGAAGGCGGTGATTCAATTGATTAAGGTCGCTAAAGAAGACATTATTAAGATTGACCCTGAGGACGAGCTGGCTGCGGATAGATTAAAGAACGCGGCAGCTACAAAGAAGCTTGCCATCTTTGATGCCTTTGAGATATTGAACAGGGTTGACGCAGAGCAAGAGGCGTTAGACATGATGGAGGGTAAGCCTAATCATGCAGCAGTATCATCTAACCAAGGGTTTGCAGAGCGAAGATCAAAATAGTCTATACAGGGTATTAGAGGGAGTTGTCCCTACCAAGATACTTAACTCCAAGAATAAGAAGAAGAACTGGAAGTACGGTCACGACTCCAAGTATGACATTATAATCATATCGAAGGATGGTACGCTTGGGGATATATACCTGATAGAAGGTATAAAGATAGGGCTGCCCCTTGCTCCTAAGAAGTGTCTTCAAAGACACTCTCAAGCACAGCACCAGTATTGGCAGAGGGAAGACTACCCGAAAGAGCTGTCCCGTATTCAAAGCATTTTCCAATGGAACGAAATGCCTACAGACTTTAAAGGTCGGTGGGTTGGTTACATTGAAGAACAGTTTGATAGAAGAGAGAGTGGATTGTGGTTTAAGAATAACGGTGTCAATACCTATATGACAGGAGGACACTATATGTATCTACAGTGGACTAAGATTGATGTGGGTTACCCTGACTATCGTGAAGCCAACAGGCTCCTGTATTTATTTTGGGAGGCGTGTAAGGCCGACAACAGGTCTTTCGGGCTTGACTATCTTAAGATAAGACGTTCGGGGTTTTCGTTCATGGCATCGTCAGAGGGAGTGAACACAGGGACGCTTGCGAAAGACAGGAGGATAGGTATACTTTCTAAGACAGGTTCTGATGCAAAGAAGATGTTTACTGACAAGGTTGTGCCTATCAATAGCAACTATCCGTTTTTCTTTAAGCCGATTATGGATGGTATGGATAAGCCAAAGACTGAGTTGGCATACCGTGTACCTGCATCTAAGATTACAAAGAACAATATGCATGATGTCACTAATAATGACATTGAGGGTCTTGACACTACAATTGACTGGAAGAACACTGACGACAACTCATATGATGGCGAGAAACTGTTGCTGTTATTGCATGATGAGAGTGGCAAGTGGCTAAATCCAAACAACATCCTAAACAACTGGAGGGTAACTAAGACTTGCTTAAGGCTGGGTAGTAAGATAGTCGGCAAGTGCATGATGGGTTCAACCTCAAACGCTTTAGCAAAGGGCGGTGCAAACTTCAAGAAGCTTTACGAGGACTCAGACCCATCAACAAGAAATCCAAACGGGCAGACCAAGAGTGGATTATATTCTCTGTTTATTCCGATGGAGTGGAACATGGAGGGGTTTATTGATAGGTATGGTATGCCTGTAATAGACACACCTGAGAAGCCTGTACTTGGTATTGATGGCGAGATGATTTCTGTGGGTGCGGTTGAGTATTGGGATAATGAGGTTGAGTCTTTAAAGAACGACCCTGATGCGCTTAATGAGTTCTATCGGCAGTTCCCAAGGACAACCTCTCATGCGTTTAGGGATGAGAGCAGGCAGTCAATCTTTAACCTGACTAAGATATACCAGCAGGTTGACTACAATGACTCAATGATAAAGGAGCATCACATAACACGAGGCTCGTTCCATTGGAAGGATGGTGTAAAGGACACAAAGGTGATATGGTCGCCTGACCCACGAGGGAGGTTTACTGTGTCATGGTTACCCGCAGCACACCTTCAGAACAGGGTGGCTATGGTTAATGGAAAGAAGACACCTGCAAACGAGCATATCGGGTCATTTGGCTGTGACCCTTATGACATCTCAGGCACAGTAGGGGGTAGGGGGTCTAATGGTTCTTTACATGGGCTGACCAAGTTTAGCATGGATGACGCTCCAAGTAATGAGTTCTTCTTAGAGTATGTAGCAAGACCGCAGACCGCAGAGATATTCTTTGAGGAGATACTGATGGCCTGCATATTTTACGGTATGCCTATCCTTGTAGAGAACAACAAACCCCGTTTACTATATCACTTTAAGAATAGAGGGTACAGAGCCTACTCACTGAACAGGCCCGACAAACGCTTTAATAAGCTCTCTAAGACAGAGAAAGAGCTTGGGGGTATACCTAATACCTCTGAGGACGTTAAACAGTCTCACGCAGCAGCTATTGAGTCCTACATTGAAAAGTATATAGGGATGGACATGGATGGTTCGTACAGGACGATAGGTGATATGGGGACAATGCCGTTCTCTCGCACCCTTGAGGACTGGGCTAAGTTTGATATAACAAACAGGACAAAGTTTGATGCGTGTATTAGTTCAGGCTTAGCGATAATGGCTAACCAAAAGCATATGTATGTACCTCAGCAAAAGCAGTCGAAAATAAGCATTAACTTTGCAAGGTATAGTAATTCAGGGAAGTCGAGCCAATTAATCAGGTAAATGGATAAAGTAACGGTCAATGTTTCCTCTGTAGGTTTTCCGAACCAGTTCGCGACAGACGCAGAAAAGGACAGTTTGGAGTATGGCCTACAGGTGGGACAAGCTATTCAGTATGAATGGTTCAAGCGAGATGGTAATCAATGTAGATTTTACAGCCAATGGGGTGAGTTTAATAAACTACGCCTCTACGCTCGTGGAGAACAGTCTGTTGCTAAGTATAAGAACGAGTTATCAGTAGACGGAGACCTTAGTTATCTAAACTTAGATTGGACACCCGTTCCAATACTACCCAAGTTTGTTGATGTGGTGGTAAATGGGATGTCAAGCAGGCTGTTTAAGATAAGAGCATTTGCTCAAGACGCTTTATCATCTTCTGACCGTAATCGTTTTCAAGAAGAAATTGAAGGGCAGATGGCTGCAAAGGATATCCTTTTGGAAATGCAGAACCTTTTTAATGTTGATACGTTCACAATGAATCCTGATGATGTTCCTGCAAACGATGAGGAACTGTCATTATATATGCAGATTAACTATAAGCCTGCTGTTGAGATAGCTGAAGAGGTGGCTATTAATACACTGCTTGAAGAGAATCATTATGCAGAGGTGCGTAAGAGACTTGACTACGACCAAACAGTGTTGGGTATATCAGTAGCTAAGCATCAGTTCTTAGCGGGACAGGGGGTGACTGTTGATTATGTTGACCCTGCTAATGTGATATACAGCTACACTGAAGACCCTTACTTCAGCGATTGTTTTTACTGGGGAGAGATAAAGACTGTCCCTATGGCTGAGTTGGTCAAGATTGACCCTGAGATTACAAGGGAAGAGATGGACGAGATATCGCAGTACAGTCAAAGCTGGTATGATTACTATAATGTTGCTCAGTACCAAGAGAACAGTATGTTCGCTCGTGACACTTGTACGCTGCTCTACTTTAACTATAAGTCTACAAAGAAATTTGTATACAAGAAAAAGAAGGACGACAACGGCAACGCTCGTGTTATAGAGAAGGACGATAGTTTCAATCCACCAAAAGAGATGATGGACGAGGGGAACTTTGAGCGTGTAGAAAAGACTATTGAGGTGTGGTACGATGGCATCATGGTAATGGGTACTAACATTATACTAAAGTGGGAGGTTTCAAGGAACATGGTAAGACCACAATCTGCCAGTCAGTATGCGCTTCCTAACTATGTAGCCTGCGCCCCAAGGATGTACAAGGGAGTGATAGAGTCGTTGGTTAGAAGGATGATTCCTTTTGCTGATTTAATTCAGGTTACACATTTAAAGATACAGCAGGTAATTGCTCGTGTTGTTCCTGATGGTGTGTTTATAGATGCTGATGGGCTTAATGAGGTAGACCTTGGTACAGGTCAGGCGTATAACCCTGAGGATGCTTTACGACTATACTTCCAAACGGGTAGTGTAGTAGGGCGAAGCTACACTCAGGATGGTGAGTTTAATAACGCAAGGGTTCCTATCCAGCCTATTGTTGGGAACACAGGTAGCTCAAAGATGCAGTTGTTGCTTGCAAACTACAACCACTACCTTGACATGATAAGGTCAGTAACTGGTCTTAATGAAGCAAGAGATGGTAGCACACCTGACCCTAACGCCCTTGTTGGTGTACAGAAACTTGCAGCTTTAAATTCAAACACCGCCACACGACACATCCTTGATGCAAGTCTTTATATGCTAAAGAAGTTAGCTGAAGGGTTGTCTATAAGAATAGCTGATGTTCTTGAATATGCAGAGTTCAAGGAAGAGTTTGTTAATCAGATAGGTAAGTACAACGTATCTACCCTTAAGAGCATGAATGACTTATACCTTTTTGACTTTGGTATATTCATAGATGTTGCTCCTGATGAAGAAGAGAAGGCTCAGCTTGAGCAGAATATTCAGATGGCTCTTTCAAAAGGTGATATTAATCTTGAGGATGCAATTGACATTCGAGAGATAAAGAACATCAAGCTTGCTAATCAATTACTTAAAGTAAAGAGAAGGCGCAAAGAGGAGGAAGATCAAAAGAGAGCGATGGAGATGCAACAATCTCAACAGCAGGGGCAAATGCAATCTCAACAGCTTGCAGGAGAGCAGGCAATGATGAAGATTCAGCAAGAGACTGAATTAAAGATTAAGCTTGAGGAGGCTAAGTCAATGTTCTCTACGCAGAAAATGCAGCAAGAGGCTCAGCTTAAGATGGCTTTAATGGAGAGGGAGTTTAACTACAACATGAGCTTGAAAGGTATAAGCGAGGAGCAGCTTGCGTCAAGAGAAGACAAGAGAGAAGATGCTAAAGAGAAGCGAATTAGTCAGCAAAACACTCAGCAGTCTCAGCTTATTAACCAAAGAAAGAACGACCTACCTCCAATAACATTTGAGTCTAACGAGGATAGCTTGGATGGGTTTGACTTCGCGGAGTTTAACCCTCGATAATTGTATGTGTTTTTTACATAACTTTGTAGAAAATCTAATCTATGCAATTTAAAGAAGTAAAAGAAGTACAGGCAGTTGAGGAAAAATCTACTCAAGAGATTGAGAATGAACTACTCAAGAAGCATGAAGAAGAGTTCAATGATGAGCAACCTCAAGTAGAGGAAGCAAAGGTTGAAGAAGAATCTGCACAGTCTGAAGACAACAACACCTCACCTGAGTTATCAGAGGAGGACGTTCTTACATATATTGGCAATCGCTATGGCAAAGAGATAAGCTCTATTGATGAGTTTGTGTCTGAGCGGCAAGCGTCTGAAGAATTACCTGAGGATGTAGCTGCTTACTTCCGTTACAAAAAAGAGACGGGGCGGGGTATGGATGACTACATCAAGCTTAACAAGGACTACAATGAAGTAGGCGAGGATGAGCTGATAATGGATTACTACCGCCACACCGAAGAGGGGTTAGATGATGACGACTTAGGAGACTTAATAGATTCTAAGTTCGGATATGATGAAGACCTTGATGAGGAGTCTGTTATTAAAAAGCAGAAGTTAGCCAAAAAGCGAGAGCTTGTCCAAGCGAAGAAATTCTTCAAGGAACAGCAAGAACAATACAAAGCCCCACTTGAGTCAAGTACGGGGTCTGTTTCTGCTGAGACTACGGAAGAGTTAGGACGCTATAGACAACAGGCAGAGGAGGCAAAAGGCACAGAAAAAGAAAATCAACAGAGAGTTGATAGATTTTTAAGTGAGACTGATAAGCTTTTCACTAACGAGTTCAAAGGTTTTGAGTTCAATGTTAATGACAAGGCTATGACGTTTAAGCCAGCAGAGGCCAGTGAACTAAGAAAGTCACAGGAGACTATATTCAATTTTATTGATAAGTATACCGATGACAATCATTTCGTTACTGACGCTGAAGGTTACCACAGAGCTTTATCTGTAGCGATGAATCCCGACAAGTTTGCTAAGTTCTTTTATGAGCAAGGCAAATCTGATGCGGTTGATGATGTGAGTCGCAAGTCCAAAAACATAGACATGGACATGAGACGCACACCTGAGACTACTACAAAGGGAGGATTCAAAGTAAAGTCTTTAAATCAAGACTCAGGTCGAGGTTTGAAGATTAAGAGTGCAAAACGTATTTAACCTTTAAAATTTTTATATCATGCCTTTATCAGGTAATCCAACATTTGCTCTGCAACCGAATGCGGAGCGCGTAGCGTTGGCTACAAACTATATTACTGACTTCAACTTTTTGAATCAGTACCTTCCTGACACCTACGAAAAAGAGTTCGAGCGGTACGGAAACCGAAGCATTTCATCATTCTTGCGAATGGTAGGTGCTGAGATGCCGACCAACTCTGACATGATTAAGTGGGCAGAGCAGGGACGACTTCACACCAAGTATGTTGAAGTAGGTACTGCTGCTGCTCAAGCTGATAACACTGCTATATTCCAAGTGAACGATGCTATCACAGGTGGTGGCGAACGCGCTATCCGAGTAGGACAGACACTTCTTATCTCTCAGAACGATGGTTCAGGAGTAAACAAGGGTGTTGTTACTCTTGCTGCTGCGGGTACTGATCTATTTACTGTTGCTTTCTACGAGGCAGGCGGTCTTGTTACTGCGGGTACTGGTGTAGGTAACGCTGATGTTACCGTTATGATCTACGGTTCTGAATTTAGAAAAGGAACAGCAGGAATGGATGGTTCTCTTGAGGCTGAAGATGAGATTTTCGATAACAAGCCAATCATCCTTAAGGACACTTACGCTGTCAACGGTTCTGACATGGCTCAGATTGGTTGGGTTGAGGTAACTACCGAAAACGGTGCTAACGGATACCTATGGTACATGAAGTCCGAGCATGAGACCCGTCTTCGTTTTGACGACTACCTTGAGACAGCTATGATTGAGGCTGTTCCTGCTGAAGTTGGATCAGGTGCGATTGCCGCATTAGGAGATCCTCTTGTGGCTGGAACTGCTGGTTCTGACGGTATCTTTTGGGCTGTTGAGGACAGAGGAAATGTTTGGACTGGTGGTAACCCTACTACCCTTGCAGACTTTGATTCTGTAATTCAGCGTCTTGACCGTCAAGGAGCTATTGAGGAGAACGTATTGTTCGTGAACAGAGATTTCTCTTTCGACATTGATGATATGCTTGCTGCTCAGAACTCTTACGGAGCTGGTGGTACATCTTACGGATTGTTTGACAATGACGAAGAGATGGCCTTGAACCTTGGTTTCACAGGATTCCGAAGAGGATATGACTTCTACAAGTCTGACTGGAAGTACTTGAACGACCCAACAATGCGTGGAGACCTTTCTTCAGGTGGTGTTAATGGTCTTCTTGTTCCTGCTGGTTCAACTAATGTATACGACCAAGTTCTTGGAAAGAACGCTAAGCGTCCATTCCTTCACGTTCGTTACAGAGCTTCTGAGACAGAAGACAGACGATACAAGACTTGGATTACTGGTTCTGCTGGTGGTGCTGCTACATCCGATTTGGATGCTATGGAGGTGAACTACCTGTCAGAGAGAGCTGTATGTACTCTTGGAGCTAACAACTTCGTTATTTTCCAAGCGTAAGTTAAATTGATTACCCAATGAGAGGGGAGGGGTCTTCCCTCCTCTCTTTTTTTACTTTAAATTTTAATCTAATGAATAAAAAAACGATTTCCGTAGATAAGGTCTACAAACTAAAAAGAGATATTTCACCTCTTAGCCTGACGATTCCGTCACGCAACACAAAAAGATTTCCACTGTTGCATTTTGATGGACAGTATAACCGCCCATTGCGATACGCAATAAATCAAAAAAGTCCGTTTGAGGACGAGCAGGATGACAATGCAATTGTTGAGCCTGTGATATTTGAAAATGGTTTTCTATCCGTTCCAAAAACAAACCCTGTATTACAGGAGTTCCTTCACTACCACCCTCAAAACGGGATGGTGTTTGTGGAAGTTAATACCGAGAAAGATGCTCAAGCAGAGCTGGATGTCATCAACTATGAGGTTGATGCGTTGATTGCTGCTAAAGGTCTTGAGATTGATGAGCTTGAAAGAGTGGCAAGGGTAATGCTTGGTAAAGATGTAAGTAGAGTATCTACTGCTGAGTTGAAGCGAGATGTTCTTATCTACGCTAAGACAAACCCACAGGAGTTTCTTAATATCCTTGACGACCCTATGTTGAACTTACAGGCTGATGTGTCTGTGTTTTTTGAGAAAGGGTTGCTTGGTATGAGGAACAACAACAAAGATGTATACTTCAACCTACCGAACAACAAGAAGCGTATGCTTACGGTTCCTTTCGGTGAGGACTATGTGTATATCACCTCGTCTTACCTACAGTCAGATGAGGGGCTTGAGACTTTGAAGATGCTCGAAAAGCATATGGAAGAATAACGTATCTTTGCGGTACGTTTAACCCATTAATTTTTTAACATGGAAAAGTTTTTAAAAGTTACAAATGCTCCTAATACAGGTCAGCTTATTTCTATTAACGGAATTAAAGCCGTAGGTACTGCAAGTGCTACAGCAACTACAGTTACTGTGGATTATGTTGATGGAACTACAACTACAATTACAACCGCAGCTCAAGTTGCTTCGGATGTTTATCTTGAAGTTATAAGTGCTATTGAGACAGCAATTGCTACCTCTTGGCAGAAAGCTTATTATGAAGTTGTTATTCCAAAGGCAGTTACAAGTATTGTCAACGCTTAATAGTAACATACTCTTAAGTGAGGGAGGGTGTCTTAACGGACACCCTTTTTTTATTTGGCTATCTTTGTAGAAAGGTATTGCCATGATGATAAACTCAGTCAGAAACAC